TGACGATCACTTAAGCTGGGCCTAAGAACCTCATACCATGCTTCTGGCCGCATATCGGCAAACTCATCCATCACAACAAAGTCTAAGGCTCTACCACGCAGGTTATTAGGCTTCTCAGCGCCCTTTAAAGCGATTACAGACCCGTTAATGAGACGTAGTGTTAGGCTAGATTCGTTTGTCTTATACACATACTCAGGCGGTATGGTGTGTATTAACATATCCCATGCGATTTCTTTTGCTGCGCCATAAGTAGGGGCAACATACCAGACATTGCGATTAGGAGCCTTAACTGCTTGCTCTAATATCTTACCAGTAGAAAGAAAAGTCTTACCGAACCGTCTGCCAGCAACCACAGAAACAAATCGGCTGCTGGATAGGAATATCTCACTCTGCGGTAGGGTTAATTGCACGAGGGTCTACTGTAATATTAATTTGTGGAATTTCTTGAACATCGGATTGTTCTTCTTTCCAACCAGCCTGAGTTTTTAAATAAAATATATTAGCAGCGACATTGCCAGCTTTGGCTAATTGTATGAGATTTGATCCCATATTAGCGCATTGTTTAACTCTGCCTTTTTTATAAGCATCAGAAACTTCTGGTTGCCTGTCTTCAATAGCCCTTAAAGTTGTTTCCGATATGCTAAAATAATCAGCTATTTGTCCTTTAGTAAGAACAGCGGCCAATGCTTCCAGTTGGGTTATTTGCTCTGGCGTAAACTCAACTATGGGTCTACCTCCACCATCACCTTGATTACCTATTTTCATAATTACCCTACAAATTCAAAAGACGCTGTTAATCTTGCGTCAGAGGTTGTTCCTGCTAATACACCGCTTTTAGCTGTGTTTTGCAATCTTGAAGGTTTTCTAACCATCATCCAGTTTTTTGATGCCGCTAACCCATATATAAAAGAAGGCGCAGATGTTACCAATCTAATTCTAGTGCCTAATTTTTTATAATCTTTAGCTAATTCAGACATAAACCTACCACCTACACCTATACCCTGATAATCGGGTTTAACCACAATTCTATGTATTCTTTTGCAATTCTTTAATTTTGGATGAGGGAAATGCAACAAACTACACCAAGCCACAGGTTCACCGTTAATTTCAGCTATATATTTATGAGCCGCGTTATTATGACTTGAACTTAAATAATGAAACTCTTTAAATAATTCCCATTCGTTTTGTTGCGCCTTTCTGATATCAACTTTAATTTCTGGTCGCCTAAGTGACCTCCGATAAAATTGCTTTTCATTAACATCATATAACCAATCAGGTTCCAACCATTCTTCAATATCATAATGACAAGATACAGCAATAAATTGCTTATTTTCTCGCCTAATATATTTTTGAATGGCGGCGCTGCCTATTTGAGCAACTTGTCGATCAACAACGGAAGTAAATTCATCATATATAATAGGTTTATTTGATTCTAATATTAACCGAGCCAATTCAGCTCGCATCTTTTGACCATTAGATAATATGTTAAAAGGCTTTAACCAATCTGGAGGAGATGAAAACCCAACTTTATTTAACGAATCAGTAATTTCCATTGCCGACAACCCATCAGCAAAATCATCTATCACCGTTCTATCAGTCCATTCAAACCCATCAAATAATTCAAAGTCTTTAAATACATTCTTTGCTATTGTGGTTTTACCTGAACCAGAAGCGCCAACAATTAACCCTACATTCCAATCCATATCTTCAATAGGAATATTAATATCAAATTCTTTGCGTACCACGGAGGCATCATAGTCGAATTGACCTTTAACTTTTTCAACTCTAAAAGATGAGGGAATTTGGCTTTCAACTACAAACTTTGAACTTGGCATTCATACCCCTTAGATTGCAATTCGTTATAAACTTTTTCTTGATGAGTTTCGTCATTACAATTAACAACAATATTAAATACAGGAGAATAACTTTCTTCTTTTAACTCTGGAGACTCTTCATTAAGACCATCAATAATATTGCTTAATTCTTGTTCATCAAACCCTAAAAGAGATAAATCAAAATCATCCGCTATATCTTGAATTTCAATTTTTAATAATTCAAAATCCCAACCAGCATTTAAAGCTAATTTATTATCAGCTATTACATATGCTTTCCGCTGCGATTCTGTAAGACCTTCAAGCTTAATAGTGGGTACTTTATCTAATCCCAGCAATTGAGCCGCTTGTAACCTACCATGACCCGCTATAATGCCATTTTCCTCATCGATTAAAATAGGATTTGTAAATCCAAACTCTTTAATACTAGAAGCAACCTGTTGTATTTGTTGCTCACTATGAGTTCTTGAATTACTAATGTATGGTATTAATTCTGCTGGTTTCCTATAGTTTATCTTCAACATCAAATTTCTGTCCCGAATAGCTCTTTAGCCATTATCTCAAATTCTCTTTGCCCTTCGTTTTGAAGCACTTCCTCAAACTCTATATCAACCACAATGTTTTCAACTTCAAACTTCCAGTCAGATAGTTCTTCTCTTAGCTTTTCTCTAGGAACATCGGTAGTCATTAAAGAATCGATTATTGAGTCAAAGCGCACAATTTCATCACTTAGCTCATATTGGAAACAATCTTCAAGGCTTTTTGATATGTCTAATCCTTCCATTTTCTACCCCTTTGGCAGTTAGGCAGGGTTATTGTAGACTGTTTTTAACGGAAATGTAAACTAATTGAGATCGTCAGCTGCGACTGCGCCAAGAGATAATACTACGAATATAACCATGTAAAGTATCACTTTATGCTCCTCTGTTTGTAAATGAGGCGGCATTTTATATGTTATTAATAATAATCGGAAATGAAGGTTTTCTATAGATGACATACCAAATATGATATGTAAGGTAGTCCGTTTCGGCTCCCAAGTGGACTAATCTTGGTTCAAAGGTAACAAAGAAACCTTGGCCTGATCCTATATCGGTCACTAGGGGATCAATCTAGCAGGAGAGGATATGAGCCCTCCGACCTAGTAAATTACAAAACCTAACAAGCATAATAATATAACAATGAACTGGCCGTTACTGATCCAACATGGCTCTACTGCCCACTCCCTGAATCTTGCAAAACCAGCTTTGATCTTGTGCTTTAGTATCTCGCGATCTGCCACCTTGTGGGCATCAGCGATTAATTTTTTAATATCCATCATTGCCACCTGTCATATCCAGCGAAAGCTTCTGGCTCAATATCCATAACTCTAGCATAAGAATTTAATACCTGCTCTCTTAAAAACAACTCAAGAGTAAGGTAAATTGAATCTCTCAATGTACATGATATCTGTTCATTTCTTGAATTGGTATATAACTCATCTAAAAAGTTATGCTGATCCAGCAGGTTAGGGGGCAGGTAATCATCCCACCAGCTAGGCATATTCTTCAAGAAAAAATAGCAAATGGTATCTTTATCGCCATCAACTAAATCTAACAAATCACCTTCCCACCTCTTGTACTCTGACATCATGGTAGGTAACACCGCATCCAAAGTTTCTTCAAAAGATTGCATAGACATTAGCACACTCCCAGATTGATACAGTCGTTGTATCCCATAGTACTAACAGCGCAGTACATGATTAAGAGTATAGCCGCGCCAATCCATCCAGCGCGGTTTTCTTGTTTTTCTAACTCAGCTTTTTCAACAGTGTTTAGTTGGCTGTAAGTCATTGAGTGACGATCTAACATATTATTCCCCTTGGTTTTTTGATTGCCCCCGAAGGGGCGGTAAAGTTATTAAAAGTTGTAATCGTAAAAAGCGTATGGTGCTTCAGTAAGACCAAATCGCTGGCCATTCGAAGTCCAAGACTCAGGGTTATTCTTCTTCTTTCTGATTCTAACCACTGGTGCGCTTGAGTCGCTTTCGTAAGTCACTTTCTGGTTGCGTTGATTTTCAACGTGGCCGCTAAAACCGCCTGCATATTGCTTCAGGTGACTAATGTCGTGCTTTGCCGTCATTGCCCGAACCTCAATAGTCTTATCGCTGATAATTTTAATGATTTCGTAAGCGTGAACATCTGAGTAGCCATACTGACTAACGTGGGTAAATTCTCTAACATCTTCTACAATGCGAAACTCAACATTGGCCTGTAGGTTGGCAATATGGTCCTGATCCTGTTGGCTGTGACAAGCTAGGCTGGAAGCTCTCTCGTGTTCTTTTGCTAGGTAGGTCTCAAAGCTTGCCATATCTTCGGTCATCTTTGCTTCTGCTTCTGCGCGGTCAGTGATCTTGTCGTGGGTAGTTGTGCAAGTCCATCCCCAAACGCCAGTACCCTCATATGAGTTAGGAACCATCTGCTCTATGTTGTAATAAGTAATAGTGACTTTGTTCATTTGTTTAATACCTTTGTTTTTTGATTGAGGTGTAATTATGATATATATTTACATTAATGTAAAGATTTTATTATAGTGTTTATTCATAATAAATTAACCTTTATGGCTTTTTAATATAATTAAATTAACAAAAATGTTGATTTATATGGAAAAATTAATCATAATATAAACTCTGGTCAAAAAAAACCCAATCTAATAAAAATTTAAATTTCACCGATTCTCCACTCTTGATCCTTGATTTGATCCTTCAAATTGCGCTGAAATTGTATGACCTCATCTCGGTTAAACTTAGGCGAAGCCCTCCAAGCCAGTCTCTCCATTGCCTTTACCCTTCGCTGTCCGTAAGCGTCAACCATCCACTGCCTGTACTTCAAAACATAGTGAGATTGCTTCATACCCCAGAGGTTGCAGCTAGGGCATTGAGGGTGAATGTTTTCTTCAAATAACTTAAAGACAGTTCTGCCTCTAGGCATAAAGTGACCACCCTGCATAGCTTTGTAGTGGTCTACTTTCCCGCAGGTAACGCACTGGCAGTATCCGTTGTCATCGCTGGCCTTGAGCCTTACAAGACGTTGTAGGAGCTTTGCCGCTGCTTCTACTTCCTGCGCGACTGTCTTTACTTTACGCTTCGCCATATTCTAATTCCAGCAGCAATTCGCAATAATGTATAATTTTCTTAATGTCTTCTGCACCGTTTTTGCTCCGATGTCTGCTTGCGTATTTAACAATACAGCCATCAATAAATGGTAGTTTATTCATTGTGATATAAACTATCGGTTGGATAGCCAGCTTGTAATGATCCCCGCCTTCTTGCTTCTCTAATGCTCCCATGTCGTCTCCATGTTAGTCAGTAATACTTTCTCAGGATTGTTAAGATCGCAGCGAGGACAAATACCATAAGCGT